ATGCACTTGGACGTGACGGAGGCAGCCCTTGAGGGAATCGATCTCGATCCCGCCACACATCTCATGATGAGAGAGAATCTTTGCGGTCAAATCATCCAATATGATTCTGATTTTGACATCACACCATTCCGGCAACGTAATGGACAGTTGATGGGCTCGGTTTTCTCTTTTCCGTTTCTTTGCTGCGCAAATTTGGCAGTCGTCCGAAAGGCCTTTGAGCTTCGGTTCCGTCGTGATTTTCACATCCACGAACTTCCTGTTCTCGTTAACGGGGATGACATTCTCTTTCCTTCTGACAATGAACTTGTTAGAATTTGGGAGAGTCTCATTCCCGAAGTCGGGTTTCAGAAATCTGTGGGGAAGAATTTCGTTTCGGACCGTTTCGCGTTCATTAACTCCGTGATGTTCTGGTTTAAAGGACAGACAGTGGGACAGAATCCTGTTAAGATTCCCTATCTTAACCATTCTTTTCTCTACGGAATCAAGAAAGGCTCCGAATCAGACGATGATCGGGAAGAAACGTACAATGATGCTTTGTGGGCGCTTCGAGGGGCATTCAGGGACTGGCAGGGTGACGAATTTCCAGAGGAGGCTCGGAAGAAATTTTCTGAGGCGATCTTGCTTCGGGAAGATGTGCGTCACAGTCACTTGTGTCAGAATGATCTTGGTCTAACAGAAGAGTTGCCTGTGGAAGAGTGTGAACTGAGAAGTTTCCTCTTCAAGAAACGGGTGGAGCGTTGCTGCGAAAAAGGTCGTCGATTGAACCGACCGGGTTTCGGATATGGTCTGGAGAGAAAGGTGGAGGCCCCTGTGGCTCCCATCCTCTCCAACGTGTGGAAGAGCGTTTGGCGGAAGAAATTCTGTCCGACCGCGTTTCAAGCACGAATTTTGGACTTTGAAACGAAATTCGCGAAGGGTCGTCGCGCATTCAAGGAGAGACATCTGAGGAGGTCCTTTGTGAAGTACAGAGAGGGACAAAGTTCTACTACTCCCGTCGAGGATGAAGGGTGGCTCCGGTATATGATCAAGTATACTGGATTTCCCCCCCCGATTCCGGCTGTCACTAGATCCCGTGAACAAATTGACCATGATGAATGGTGCAAGAGGTTCGACGCTTTAGTGTTGCCTGACGTGAAAGTGAGTCAGAATGAGTGTCTTGGAACGGGCGGAAATTCTCTTAGCCAAATCCGCTGCTTTCTCCGTACTCCTCCGATGCCTTGAATGGACCATGAAATTGGGTCTTTGGCTGGTCAGGCCAGTTTGGTTGGAAGGTGAAGAGATGAAAAGAAAATAAACGGTAGGAGTGTAAAATCTCCTGGTGATGGAATCGGTCGCACACTTAACTCATTAAGGCAGGGCTCTACTCTTGTAGTAGATGACCTCCGTTGGGCTTATCGCCGCCCCCCTGAAAAGGGTCCGCGATAGGGTAAGGGTCTGAAAAATGTGCCTCCTGGGAACAGGAGGACGGCCAACCGAGCACTGATATAGCGTGTCTTGATTCCTTTTGGTAAACAGCGGATGAACTTGTTTCATTCAGTGACGTAACCGCTCTGCCCCCTCGAAAGAGGGAAGATCGGCCGTGCTGAATTTCACATACGTGGCATTCCAACTATTTACTGAACCCAGAGAACTCCGTAAATCTTATTTTCTCTCGAAAACTTCCAATTGGGCTTTGGTCTGATCTGTCTTTTCCCC